ACCATAGGTGGTCCTATGCTATATGGTAAGTTTAAGAAACACTTAGCCTTCTACAAGGGCGCCCCACCGCGAATAAAAGACGTTGCTTTGATGACCCTCTTAGGTAGTGTTGCTACCCTGTTTGGAGGCACTGTTAGTGACATCCTAAACCAGACACCATCAAAGATGGGACAGTTCGATTTCAGCACTATGGGTGAGACCTTTCTCCCAGACTTGACCACACAAGCCGGTAGAGTTCAGCAAGGAGCCGTGTGGACAGCAGCTCCTGAAACAGTTATGAGTGGGCTGGGAACCTATGTGGCAAAGCCAATTGCCAAATGGGCCTTGGGAATGAAGCGCAAATGGATGCAAAACGTAGAAAGAGAGATGGCTGCTGCTGCTGATTTAAGTATGCCTACCGAAAAGAATATACAGGCTATGGCTGAATACGAGGCCTTGGCAAATAAACCACTCGGTTGGGTAAGGCAGGGGTTACCACAATGGCTTGGAGGTCCTGCTCGTCTTGAGACAGGTCCATACGGCAGAGAAGTGGCTGGACAAATAGGAACAGAACCTTATGTGGCAGCCGGTGGAGTGATCCCAACAGCAACTCAAGCCTTTGGTGTCCTCCCAGGCGCTGGGGCTGGTGTTCGTAAACAAGCTGCCTACCATAGTGGAACTGCCATAGAAAACATGCGTAGAAAACTGGACCTTATGGGAATGGATCTGGAAACAGACCAGTTAGGGCGACTCGTTACTTACGCTGCCAGGCGGTGGGGGAAGGATCAACTAAATCAGGTATCTCGTTTATACGATAACGTAGATAACCTTGCTGCAGCGATGCCTGGGTTGCGTAATGCAGAGGGGGTGGTTACAGGTGGGCCGAATTCTATTGTCCCTACTTGGAGAATAAAGGAAGCTACTCAAACCGTTTATGATGATGTCATAACAAACTTCCCTAAAGATCAGCTTACAGGTGAAGCGATAGATTTATTTCCACTTGTCCAAAGAGATGCAGCCAAGTGGCTTACACAAATAGAAAGACTTGGACCAAATGCCACACTTCAAGAGGTAAGAGGTTTGAGGCAGTTAGTCTCCAGAGACATAGAGAAGTTAGGGGAAGGTGAGTACGCTAATTTTGCATTACAGCAATACAAGAAAGCCATGACCGACGCTATCCATGTGGATTCGGTAGCAGCTTTAAAGGCCCAAGGTACACCAGGGTACGATGCAGTGGCTAATGCTCTTCAACTGTCAAATCTAACCTACAAAACCTTTAAGGATTTCACCAGAAGCACCGCCGGACAACAATTCGAGCTAGTTAATCCTAAATTCTGGAAGGCAGCAACACTCGAAGGGAAGCTCGTACAAAATGGCAGCGCAAATGCAGACGAGATGTTTGATCTGGCCTTCAACACTGGTATGAGAAGTCCTCAGTATCTCCGGGATATGAAGGAGATCATGGGGCCACAGACATTTGATACGGCTGCCAGGAACTACCTCGGTAAGGCTATGGACAGGGCCTTTAAGGCCGGTGAACTCCCTCCAACGACATGGTTGGGGTCCATAACAGACCCTGGTTACCAAATGGGTAAGTTAGAGGGTATGAAAAAGCCAGCTACCTTTAATGAGGATGCTTTCAGAAACGCCCTGGGGCTGGGGAGTGGGGGGCCATTCAAAGGTAAGGGAAGTGGGGCCTTGAGAGAACTTTTCCGATTGACTGGAAACAAGGTGACTGTACAAAACGTAGAATCCCTGATGACAATCCTATCCAGGTACCCGGTCAACATGGATCTGGCTACTATGGCAGCTCGACGTATTCCATTGGCTGGATCTAAGGGAGCGTTAGCGGTGGTCACTGGTGGTATGGCTAGGGGTGTAGGCGCTGGTGGTGGTGCTGCATTCATGGGTACTGCAGGTGGTGCGTTAGCTACAATGATTATTCTTAATCAGATGGGTAGGGTGCTTTCTAACCCCAACGCCTTAAGGGGTCTTGTGAAGTTTGGCAATACAATGTCTTCGGCGGAAAAAGCTGGGCGTACAGTAGGCAAACACAGCCAACGTGCTATGTTTGTTAAATTGTTCGTTGACCTAGGTTTTGATAAGGAGGACGCAAACACATCGTTTGACAATGTATGGAACGACACAGTTGGTGAAGGTGTGCAAGCGTACTCCGACTTAAAGACCGAGTTAGATTACAGACTAATGCAGGGAAGGCAGATGATTCCAGGCCAATGAGAAAACTACTAATATGACTAACGGAAATCCATTCAGCAAGAGTATATCTCTTGGTCACATAATAGCTACTATAGGTATAATCATAGCTGGGTTTACTTTTATCTATGACCTAAGAGAAGCTATAACTATCCTTCAGTTTAAGGGGGATACAGTTGAGGAGAGATTAGACAGGATAGTAGACAGAACAGATTCTCAATTCGAGCAGATCATGGATCATCTGGTTAGAATTGAAGAACAAATTGATTCACTAAAAGAGGAAGAGTAGATGCGTAAAATTTTAGCACTGACATTACTGTTATCACCACTAGCTGTCTTAGGAGCAGACTTTGGAAAGATAGATGTAAACACAAAGATAAGCCATGAAGACGGTATACATGTAGGCTTAACTGGGAGTGGGGTATATAGCTTCGGGTTGGCCGGTGACGGATACACATTTTCATTTAATGGAGAAGATAATGATATGGAACTTGGTGTTTCTGGAGTATATCTCAGCCATTCGGACTCAAAAAACATAGGGGTTGGTTATGGTGCTGGTGTTGGAATATTTGATGGCGGTGTCCATTATCACTGGATGTCGAACGGAGATCACGTTGTAGGAGGAGCCACTACGCTCACAGTTGGGGGTGTTGGCCTTGAAACTTCTGCAGATTGGAACCTGAGTGCCTCTGACGTCAATGGAAAAGTGGGAACTTCACTAGATTTGTGGGGTGCGGAAGCATCTGCTGTTTCCAGTTGGGACATAGATGACCTCTCTTATGATGGCTTGGAACTGGGTGTAGGATATGCTATTCCAGTTGATACCGGTATACATATCACTCCGTCCGTTGGTATGGACTTTGACAGTGACTGGGGGCGTAGCGATGCAAATGCTTCTGTTGCTATTAACTTATCATTTGGAAGTAATGGAATTCAAGCACTATAGTAATTTATATTGTGCAAATGACATTATGCCCTAGAGAGATGATCGTCCTTCCTTATTTATTTTGTCTCTGGTGGATTCAGCAACGAACCGCACCGAGAAAAAGCGGTGAGCGATAGTATTGATGTAAGCGATAAAACTAAGTTCGCTATGCCCATCCGCAATCTGATATCTCTAGTTGCATCTGTGGCTGTAGGTGTCTGGGCTTATTTTGGCATTATTGAGCGACTTAACATGATTGAAACTCAAGCAATTTTAGTTCAGGCTGATCTTGTTAAGAACACAGAGTTTAGGATCAAGTGGCCTAGAGGTGAACTTGGAGCGTTACCTGCAGATGCCGAACAATTCATGCTAATTGAACACTTATCGGGGGAGTTCGACAAACTTCTCCATAATATTGAAACAGGTAAAGCTCCCTTTGACCAACAACAAGCACTCACTCTGGACTTCTATAAGCAGAGAATAGAAACCCTTGAAGGAAAGGTTGAGACATTAAAGGACACAGTAGCAGACCTAAAGGCTCATAATGGGGGCGCAAGATGATAGTTAAAACAATGTTTGTGCTTATGCTATTCCTTAATGGCAATGTCATTGAGTTTATGGGACACCATGAAAACGAACAGGGTGAATGGGTAGAGATGGGTGTGCCTGGATGCCTCTCTATGAAGAGGACTCTTTCTAGGAATGGATGGAAGGATAACCCAGCTACAGATACAAGGTTTGCCTGTGAAAAACACGAGGTTGCAGTAGAAGATGACTGGGAAGGCAGAGAAGTGGTAAGGAAGATACTTGATTAAAATGGTTGTGCTTTGACATACGAAAAAGAAATAATACACAACTTTGATTGCATATTTTGTAGTAGGCTTTGGTCAATAATATTGCCGCCTGGAGCAGATCACAACATCTTAAACAAAAAACTACATTGCCCTTGGTGTGGGCAAAAACACAAGTACCTAACAGACGATCACACTTTAATGGAGACACTATGAAAATAATAAAAAAGATATGGTTAGAAATAAGGGAGAAACCAATTTGGGCAATCGCAATCGCCGTAGTCGTTGTTATATTGTTCTTCTAGCGTTATTCCTTAGCGCATGTTCACTTCCGAAACTGAAGAGTGGCCTGATGACAGGAGCCGCAACGAGCGCAGTTGTTGGTGCCACGAGCGTCTTACCGGGTGGTGTGCTTGTACCGACCTTGGCCGGGGGGATGACGGCTGCGACTGTCTCTGCCCTGAGTGCCGGGGACCAGATTAAAGGTGAACCTATTTCTGTCACTGCTGACACAGTGGTTAATAAAGCGCCTGATAATTTTTGGACGCTGCTCGGGAAATTAGTAGGAATGGGAGGATGGTTATTGGGATTGATACTGTTGCTTCCAATGATCTTGGGATGGATAATCCCCGGACCACTTACAACTCACAGGAAAAAGAAAAAGAGTTAGTCCGGGTTAAGTGGGTGGATATTATCTCCTACTCAGATTGGACTACACACGATAAAGTTTCATGCCCTACATTTGAAAGCGTAGGTTGGCTTGTGCACCGAGATAAAAAAGAAATAAAAATAGCTACCACACTAGACAAGTGTGATGGCTTGGGAGAAAATGATGGCGAACCTACTTACTACGGGATAACTTCTTTTCCTTCTGGTTGCGTTCTTTCTTGCGTTCCTTTGCATAGTCATCTAAGCTAATACCCTCCATCTGCTCAAACCTTTCACCCCAATTAACTTCGGTTGTTGGGGTTTTTTTATTTCTGTTTATCCAACAGTATCTAGCAAAGTGATACCTCCTATTTTCTTGATCTTTATCATATTTTTCCTTCCAGTTACTATAGTCTTTCATCCATCTTATCTATCGCCAGTTTTCTCAGAGTGCTGATGGGGCGTAATCGAGATACTGGAATACCAAAACAAGGAGGTCTCTCTGGCCTACCAAAATCAGTTTTGAATTCCTCCTGGACACACTCCTCCCCTGGTAACCAACCCTGTATGAGGTAAGTGGGTTCACCACCCTTTCTCCAAAAGTCCACTACCAACACGTAGTTCCTATCTTCTATTGGGTCCTCGGGCCTGACCAACAAATGCCTCTGTGCATCTTTGACAGAGCGCACCTCAATATCCTCACCGATGTCTGCCTTCTCATGGAAGGTATCGACACTACCATCCCAAAACACATCTAACGCTTTGGCTACAGCACACTCTGCTGCAGCTCCCTTGATATTCATATCAAACAAACCACCCTCATCCCTTCCCAGGCCATGTTTGAATGCATTGTGGCCTGCCCTCATACTGCTAAAGGACCGGGCCATGCCTACCTTGGCAGCCATTTCCGCTTCATACCATGTTAACTGAATCTTCATTGGGTTATGATGTCCTCTGTCTCCGTTTTGGTTGGGAACTCCACTACAGTAGTGCCTTCCACAGCTCTAAGAACGCTGTTGATCTCAGGGTTGAAGAAGTCCCTGACAGTTTCCCAAAGGGCCTGTTCATTTACAGTGCCGGATTCATTGGCAGCCTTTTGCAAAGCTTCATCAACATTCTTCAGGTGCTCTCCTTTCTGAGCCAGGATAGATGCCACCGCTATTGCGGAAGAAGTATGGAAAAGTAACATTCCTATAAGAGTGTCAACATCCATTTCTGTTTTCAAGTTTTATAATCCTCCTATAGCCTGCCAGGAACCCAAGAAAACCTCTAATGTTATCATCTAGCTCAGTTGATTTAGCCGCCTCAAACTCACCCGAGAGCTTGTCTAAGCGAAGCACGTAAGAACAATCTACCTCTCTACCATACATGTCAGTTATGCAGGCAGCGTAAGCAGCGCACTGTAGGTGATGAGAGGAGTAGATAGATTTGGAAGTCTTAAAGTCAATTACACAGAACTCATCATCAACCTCGGCTACGGCATCTACGGTTCCGGCATACTTGTGTTCCCGGTTGTAGACCTTCTGTTCTGCAGCAAACCAATTGACATCATGTTCCTTGACCCAGTTCCTGAAGGCGTTGACAGAGTTAACAGCGTTTTCATGGGGTGGCATAGAGGGAACCTCTTTCCTTATCCCTAGCTTCCACTCAATGGCGTTCTGGCAATAGCCGTGAGCTTGATGACCTATCTGTAGAGCCTCCCTGTTGGAGGAATAGTGGGCATTTCTGATCCCCTTAGCCATGTCATCAGGGGACAGCTCATCTTCTTGGTGTTCAAGGAACCACCGTGCCCCCATGCTGGCTGCCCAGGGGACGAGGGCCGGTTTAGCTATGTTATCTAAAACCGTGGTGGTTGCTGGAACATACTTACCATCAACACTGTATGAGTGTTTCTTTTCCGAGAACTCCAGATCGACAGTGGTGCCGTCGTGGTATTCAATAGTGTGTGTAGTCAAAACGGTACGTCATCCTCATCTGGTTCTTGGCTTCGGCTGCCGCTATCCTGTGGGATGGAGAAACTTAACTTCAAATACTTTTTCCCGGATTTACTGGTGTTGGT